ATAAAATAAAATTAAATAGAGCGTATACAGTATATTGTATACAATATTCAAAGGAGATGATAAAAATAAAAGTAGAAGCAAAGGATATTCCGTATATTCAAAGATTTATGACTGAATTTTGGAAAACTATAAAAGATTTCTATTCAGCCGAACTTACAGACGAATATTCCAAGCAGGCCACTGATCGTCTGATAGAACTTGGAGAGTATGCGGAAATGTGTCCTGATGATAATGATAAACAGTTTATCAAGAATTGTCTAGTTGCTTTTAATAAGTTATTAGATTCCAAGCAGAGAGGATTGAGAAAGAATGTACAGCACGAAGAATAGATATGAACAGGGGCAGGCTCTCAGAAAAGAAATCTATATGTATATCGTCAGTTATATCAAACTGGTTGGATATGCGCCGTCAATTACAGAGATTTCTGAAAAGGTAGATGCCGGGAGAGCTACGGTCTGGAAACATATCAATCAGTTGATTGATGATGACCTGCTCAGAACAAACCATCCCAGTACCGACAGGGCATATACTCCAGTTGGGTACGGAATAAGAAAGATAAGCAAGGAGATAAAATGAAACTTTATGACATTGTTACAGCAGATGGTACATTCGTCGACAGTATGAGCAGAATAGAGATTTTGGAACGGTTCGGGATTTCTAAAGGAGTCTTTCAAAGATATCTGGATAATGGCGACCTGCTAGAAGGGAAATACCAAATAAATGATTATGACTGTGACATAAAAGCAAGGAAATGTAAGGACAGGGAATTATTCTTACAGTTTGACATTCTGACTCAGAAGATAAGGAGGGCTGTCGGATGGGAAAGTTAAAAATCAAGCAGAAAAAGAAAACATTCATTCCGTATACGAATCAGCAGGCTCATATGTTTGCGCAGTCTATCCAGAACTGCCAGAAAGAGTTAAAAGAGATGGAGTTGAAAGCCTTTGATGATGGGTTCGAGGATGGAAAGAACTGGTCTGACGTGCTGAATTTTGTGATTTTGTTTTATGTAATGCACGAATTGCATGGATGGGGATGGAAACGTTACATGAAGTCCGTGAAAAGAATTAATAACTACATCAATGATATTAATTCTGGAAAAACATCATTGTCTGAAATGGTTGATAATCTGGAAAAGAAGCATCACATTCGGATTTGTGACGATTATAAGGAACTGATTGAGAGATATGGAGTGTAAAGCTGCGCCGGTGATTTACATGCACAATAGCGTGTCAGTTGCTTACATGGGGAAAGTGAGGATGGAAATGACGCAATTAAAACCGTGTCCGTTTTGCGGAGGGAAAGCAGAAGTGTTAATCAACGAATACAGTGATTCAAGTAAAGAATATCTTGTAGCTTGCACAGAATGTGACGGAATGGTGGAACGTTGGAGAAAAACGGAGAAAGAAGCGATAGAGCAGTGGAACAGGAGGGTGAAAGCATGAGTGATGAAATGGCACTTGTTCAGAATGAAGATGGCGCATTTAGTGCATATGATGATACTTATGACATTGTAATACATTGCGAATCGAAAGAGGAACAGGATAGAGCTATTGAGCATTTAAAATCTACTAGCTGGATTCCGGTCAGCGAAATGCCGAACTGTTGTGGATATCCAGTATTACTTACAGTTGAGAATAAATTCGGACAAAGAGAAGTCTGCAAGGCTTTCACGAATTATATGAAAGAAGGAAAACAGCTTTTCTATACAAATGAAAAGGAATACTGTGCTGAATTAACTTCGAGTAAATTAAGTGAAGCCTGGAAGCCAATTGAATGGATGCACCTGCCAGAACCATATAAGGAGGACGAATAAATGTTAAAAATAATGCGTTGCGAAGGAAACGGGCAAGGTAGTTGCAAGGGATGCAGCGATAAAGGCATCTGGAACAGGCACTGGACGTGCTTCTTGTATAAGATACAGGGGCAGGAAGGTTGCTACTGTGAGAAATGCATAAAAGAAATTATGAGAAAAGAGGAGGAGGACTGAACATGGAAGAATTATTTGAAATAATTAATTTGGCAATGGAACAATTTAAACAAGAATACGGCGAAGATGCAACGCTTGAGGAAGGCGATGAGATAGTTGCGGTATTAAACAACTGCGCTTTAATCATATCTTTCAATAACGGTAAATTAGAAACTAAATTTATCGGTGGGAAACCTTACTTTATTAATAAGACCTTGAGCGTTTACGAGGGTGATTAATGGGATATTGCAAATTAGAATGCCCGGACGGTGAAACACAGTGCTGCATCTGCTGTACTAAGCAGGATTCTTGCCAGTGCAGATGTGATGATATGGACAGTTATGAATATGCGGAGGAATGTGAAGATTATGAGACTAATTGATTTATTGGCAGTAATGGGCAGCAATCCCGAAAGCGGCATAAAAATCCAGATATGTCACCCAGGAAGAAACCAGAAGGGTTACGATACATTCAATGCCGGTTCGAAGCTGTTGAAACCATTTTATAACTTGAAAGTAAGCTGCCTTTCAGCGATAGAAACGGATGTGATTAGAGTTGACTTGGATTTCAATGAGAAAGAGGGTGAAGTAGATGAGCAGACTGATTGATGCAGACGATTTAATTGAATATATTAAAATCTGGGAAATTGGAAATAGTATTAGTTCCGACCAAAAAGAGTTTATTGATTGTGTTAACAAACAGTACACAGCTTTTGACATAGACAAGGTTGTGGAATCACTTATGAACAGATTTCGTGTTGTTTCAAATGATGAAGACCTAGAATGGAACAGAGCTATAGATTATGCAATCAAGATCGTGAAAGGTGGTGGAGTAAATGGCAATTAAGCCTATTTTATTTAATACCGAGATGGTGAGAGCAATTCTGGATGGACGCAAGACCTGTACCAGAAGGATTGTTAAAGATGACATTCCGGATGATGCGATGTGGGGATATACAGCATTTACTCCTAAAGGATATATATCTTGCAGAGGGGTGTATGCCGATGGATACGGCGAAGGATTTTTCAAATTGCCGTATCAGCCGGGTGACATCCTGTATGTTCGGGAAACATGGGGACATCCGATTTCCTTAAATTCAGATAAACAGTATGTTTTTAGAGCAGATAAGATAGCGGAAAGCGGATTTAAAAATGATAGCCATATATGGCACCCATCCATCCACATGCCGAAAAAAGCAGCGAGAATCTGGTTGAATGTTACGAACGTAAGAGTGGAGCGGTTACAGGATATGACAGACGATGATGCAGAAGCAGAGGGATGTTTCGATTATACATCAACAGCACTTGGTTTTCCTGATGTATGGGATTCCACCATCAAGAAATCTAATCTTGACAGTTACGGCTGGGATGCGAACCCGTGGGTCTGGGTGATTGAGTTTGAGCGGTGTGAAAAACCGAAAGAGGTGTGATATGAGAGAAATTCTTTTCAAGGCAAAGCGGATTGATAACGGTGAATGGATAGAAGGATATTACACGGAATGCAGAGGTGAAACATTTATCGGCATTGATACATCCAGTATGTTTGAGATTTTTTGCCCTCCTGTAATTAGATGGTTTAAAGTTAGCTCAGAAACCCTCTGCCAGTTCACGGGACTTTGTGACAAGAACGGCAAGAAAATCTGGGAGAGCGATATTATTTCGTACCAAAGAGACAATGATGATTGCCCGTTTCCGAATAAGGATACGAAGAAAAGATTTGGGAAAGTATTCTATCAAGGTTTTAGATCGACTTTTGCTATTGGCATGGGAAAAAATGGAAGTAGATCTATAAATGATGATTTGTGGAAATACGTTCAGAATGGAAATCGAGTTGAGGTTATCGGAAACCAGTTTGACAACCCAGAATTATTACAGGAGGAATCAGATGAGTAAATCAGTATTAGTAATAGATACACCAGAGAATTGCTATGATTGCCCGTTCGGAACTTCATACTGCGGCGAACTTGAATATGAGGGATACTGTGAATTAGCCGATTGTTTAGATTATGATGTAATTCTGATGACAGAAGAACATTATGATTACGAAAGCAAATCAAGACCTGATTGGTGTCCATTGAAGCCATTGCCGGAGAAAAGCACTACCGAGAATGATATGGCGGATTATCAGTGCGGGATGGTCGATGGACGAAACCAGTATATTGATGAGATTGCAGGAGGAGAGGATTCTGATGATTGATTTAACAGGAAAAAGCGTGTTTGTAAAAACACAGGAAGAATATTTGAGTGTTCTGAAAATGGCAAAGCTTCAGGGATTCACATGGGCGAGAGGGAACCATTTAAACCCTATCAAAATTCCATTTCCAAACATATTGAATTTTTATGACGATAAGAACGTTACTTGCAGAGATTTTGAAAAGACATTGTATGAAGCGTCCGAACTCCTTGGAACGAAAGAAATTACGGCAAGAGAGTTTGTTGAGTGGTATTCAGATATAACCAAATGCTGTGAACGTGAATGTATAGAATGTGTATTGAATCAAAGAAACACTAAGTGTCACAAGTTTTTGTGTGATATATCTAATTGGAAATACAACATTGATGAGCTTCTTGAAATTGCACAAAATGGTGAATTTACAGTACCTAAATTAGAAGAGAAAGCAGTTAGCACTATTGAAAAATTTATCAAGAATCCAGATCGCTCAGCATTAAACGATGAGTTTGTTGAGTCTTTGAAGTGGGCTGTGGAGAAATTGAAAAAGGTGAAGTAGATGGAGAGATTAACAGAAAGAGAAAGAAATGTTGATGGTACAGGAGTTGCAAAAGAAGAAATTACGGATGGATTATTAAAACCGTTTGCGGATAAAATTCTTACGAAACTTGCTGTTTATGAAGACTTAGAAGAACAGGGATTGCTTGTGAGATTGCCGTGCAAGGTTGGAGACACGGTTTGGGTGGTAACATCGCCAATTAATGTGTTTGGTTATGATGAATATGATGGAGATGCGGAATATGAAGTATATGAATCTTTTTTATCAAGCGTATCTTATTATGCGTCTGGAGAACAATTCAGAATTTACGCAAAAGTAACGAATAGTTTTATTGTGGCATACTTTAGAGAATGTGATTTTGGAGAATCTATATTCCTCACCCGTGAAGATGCTGAGAAGAAGTTGGAGGAGATGAAGAAATGAATAGCAAACCTACACCAGACATAACGCCAAACCTTGCTATATCAGCATACCACGTACTACAGCAATATTGTACTGGACAGTCAGCAGACTGCAAGGGCTGCGGATTCTACGAATACTGTCCAGAATGTTTTCAAGGCATGCCATGTGACTGGAGCTTGAATGAAGAAGGTGAAATAAATGAAACTGAGAAAGGCAACACTGATTGACTACGGAGTGCCGCCGGACGATATACCGACATTACAAAGTCATTTACGGAATCTTAACGAGAGTGACAAATACAATCTGTTGCAGGTATCTATCAAATACGCACCCGGCATTGAATCGCAAATCTATGACAGTATCGTGAACAGTATCGGATATCGGACGATGGAAAAGATCAGGACAGTTCCCGCAACGGAAAATGACTTCTATGGCTACAAACGTAAGGTCATGGCGGAATATTATCATCTGGCCAAATTAATTGGCAGACTTTAAAAAACTTAAAAATTTATAAAAGTGGTAGAGAGCTACGTGCGCCCTAGTGTGGTATTATAGTATATATAACTATAACTATGCTAGGGCATTTTATGTCTGGAGGTGAGAACGTGGGAAAACAGGTAGGAAGACCACCAATATATAAGACAGTGAACGAAATTGAAGAAAAAATTGACGCCTATTTCAAAGAATGCGAAGGTGAAATATTAAAAGATGATAATGGAAAAACTGTATTGAATAAATTTGGAAATCCGGTGGTTATTAATCGAAAGCCTCCAACAGTAACTGGTTTAGCTCTCGCATTAGGATTTACAAGCAGATTGGATTTATTAAGATATCAAGGAAAAGAGGAATTTTGTAACACGATAACGCGCGCGAAGAGTATGGTAGAACAGTACGCAGAGGAAAGGCTATTTGATCGTGACGGTTCAAATGGCGCTCAGTTCAGCTTGAGAAATAATTTTAAGGGATGGGATGCTGACAAGAAAAATGATGATTCTGGAGATGGAAAGATTACGATTGTAAATAATATTCCAAGGCCGGAGAAACAGAATGAATGAGAATCCGATTAATCTGAATGAAATTATAGCTCCTGCCTTTTACAATGTGTTCTGGGACATTTTGGACGGAAAACACACTTATTATGATTTGTATGGTGGGCGTGGATCCACGAAGTCGTCTTTCGTGGGTGTTATGATTCCTTTCCTGATGATGCAGGACGCAGAGAACGGCATAATGTCAAATACCGTTATTTTCCGTAAAGTTGGAAACACACTTCGAGAATCCGTTTATGAACAGATAGCATGGGGAATTGACGCGCTCGGAGCCAATGAACTATGGGACACCAGTGTAAGCCCTATGCAGTACACTTATAAGCCTACCGGACAGAAGATCATATTCAGAGGACTGGACAAGGCAAAAAAGACTAAATCTATTAAAACAAGCAAGGGATATTTCAAGTATCTCTGGTTCGAGGAACTTGACGAATTTTCGGGCATTGAAGAAATTCGTACAGTGCAGCAGTCAGTCCTTCGAGGTGGCAGTAAGTTTGTTGTATTTAAGACATTCAATCCGCCAATTAGCCGGAGTAACTGGACAAATGCGTACGTAGAAGAACCACGAGACGATAGCTACAGGCATAAGAGTGATTACAGATCAGTTCCTGTTGAATGGCTTGGTCAACAATTCCTTGATGATGCGGAGCATCTTAAAAAGACAAATCCAAGAGCCTATCAGCATGAATATCTTGGATTACCTGTCGGACTCGGTACAAATATCTTTGAGTTGTTGGAAATCCGAACGATTCCAGACGAAGAAATTCAGAAGTATCAAAGTATCTATCAGGGACAAGACTGGGGATGGTACCCGGATCCCAAAGCGTTTATTCGTGTGGCTTATGTGCCTAATCAGGACAAAGTTATCCTGCTGGATGAGCTTGGCGGATGTAAAATTCGAAATACAGTAATGGCTGGCCAGATAAAACAAAAGGGATACGATGATTATTCAATATCTTGCGGAGTTGATGAAGAAGAAAGCATTATTGACTTCCGAGATGCAGGGCTTCCAGCACGTAGGGCTATTGTTACACCGGGAAGCCGCAAATATACTTTTGAGTGGTTACAGTGCCGAACATTAGTCATTGATCCGGCACGAACGCCGAGAGCATACAAGGAAATTATCAATTATGAACATGAAGTAGATGGCAATGGAGAAGTTATCGCAGATTATCCAGATGGTAACGATCACTGGATAGATTCTCTCAGGTATGCGACAAGTCCATTGTCGATGAGAAGAGGACATAGTGCATAATGAATAGTAAAGAAAACATATTTAAATGTTTGGAAATTCTGGACAAATTCCAGTTCTTCCAAGGTCAAAGAGCTGGAAGAGAATTGTGGAATGATAAACCAGTAGAGATACAGAACAAAGATATAAAGAATTTCAATAAAGACATAGAGTTTATCAGAAATGTGCTGAAATCAGTTAATTCAGGTGATTAAATGGGACTTATAACAACACTGAAAAGGTGGTTTAATATGATATTCAAAAAACAAGCCGAAGAGGACTTCAACATTCAGGCAGCAGAATTTCCAGAGATGGAATCGCTGATTAACCGGTGCGCGAACATTTACAGAGGTGCGCCGGAATGGCTGGATGATAAGAATAATATCAAGACGATCAATTTTGCTAAATCTGTCTGCTCAGAAACAGCTCGGCTCGCAACGCTGGCGATCGGCATTCAGATAGACGGTTCTGCAAGGGCTACGTGGCTACAAGAACAGATCGACAAGGTATATTTTCAAATCCGTCACTGGGTAGAATATGGCTGTGCTTATGGAACAGTATTTATTAAGCCAAATGGTGAAAGCATTGACGTATTTACTCCGGCAGATGTGATGATCGTGGACTATGATAATCAGGAAATTAAGGGAATCATATTCAAGGATTCTTATACTGTTGGACGGAAATACTATACACGGCTTGAATATCATAGATTTGTTGAGACTACCGTGGATGGCGTGACGACCTATCCGTACTACGTTTCTAATAGAGCCTATGTGTCAAAATCCCCTCAGTCAATCGGCGATAAGATTGACCTTAAACAGACCAAATGGGCTGACCTTATGGCAGATACGCCGCCGATTCTCAAGGCAAATGGAGAGAAGCTGGACGGGCCTCTGTACGGAGTACTGCGGACGCCGCAAGCGAATAACGTGGATATTAATGCACCATTGGGATTGCCGATTTTTGCCGAAGCTATCGAGGAGTTAAAAGACCTCGACATTGCATACAGCCGTAATGCCAGAGAAATATTTGATTCTCAGAAAATTGTCCTGGCAGATGATAGACTGCTGATGCCAAACGGTACGCCTATGTCAGCCATGTCGCCACAGGGCATGGAGAGCAGGCGCAATGAGATGAGGTTACCGCACTTTGTTAAGAATGTATTCGGTCAGGACGCGAAAGAATTCTACCAAGAAATCAATCCGCAACTCAACACAGATACCCGTATAAGCGGCATAAATGCCCTTTTAAGCCAGTTGGGGTACAAGATTGGATTCTCTAATGGGTATTTCGTATTCAACGAATCTAGCGGCATTCAGACGGCTACAGGAGTAGAAGCGGAACAGCAGAGGACAGTGCAGTTTATTAAAGACGTTCGAGACAAATTAGAATCCTGTCTGGATGAAGTTATTTACGCATTGAACGTTTATGCTGACCTGTACGGGCTTGCGCCTGTTGGAGCATATGAAGTCAATTATGATTTCGGAGACATTCTCTATGTTAGAGAAAACGACCGTGCAAGATGGTGGCAGTATGTGACCACTGGCAAGGTTCCGGCATGGTTGTATTTCGTGAAGTTTGAAGGAATGACTGAGGAAGAAGCAAAAGCAATGGTCGAAGAAGCTCAGCCAGACGAACCGAAATTATTTGGAGAGGAGTAAGAAGATGGCAGACAAACCAGTAACAAGGGAAGAAAAATATCTTGCGTACTTGACAGGTGATTATAAAGGCGAACTCCCAAAGCCGATCACGCGAAAAGAAAAGTATTTATACGAATTATGTTTAAAAGGAATTGGCGGTGAGATTTCGCCGGAAGAAATCAAGAATGCAGTAAATGAATACCTTGAAAAGAATCCGGTCAAGCCCGGAGCCACGGCAGAACAGGCACAGCAGATTGAGCAGAACAAGACGAACATTGCTTCACTGAAAGAGGAAACTAGTTCGCTAAAGGAGGACTTAGATAACATATTATCTCCTAACTTATACAATCCGGCAGACGCAAAAGAGAATACAGCAATAAGTCAGGGTGATGGCACTGAAATGTCTTTTGATAACTGGTTTGCAACAGGATATATTCCCGTATCTAAAGGAGAAGTTCTGTATTTTAGCTCAAATGGAGAACCAACTCCATATTCTACGGGCGCGTTTTACGACAAAGACAAGCAGCGGGTAGATTCCTTTGGCAACCCTAATGATAATGATAATATAGCAGTCACGTCTGATGGGTATGCAAGATTTTCTTTCGATTCAAAAAAAGAAAAGCTGCAGATTGAAAAAGGTTCAAGAACCGCATATGTTCCATATGGTGAGCTTAAAATCAAAGCCGATGTGGATAATATAAAGAAAGACACTGGTAATATAAAACTCGAAGTAAGTGAAGTCAAAGCCGAAGTTGTAAAAATACAGGAAGACCATACAAATCTTTTTAATAAGAATACTGTGACCAAAGGTGCTGTGTTATCAGAGAATGGTTATTTAGAAACTAGCTTTTCTTCATGGGATTCCAGTGATTACATTCCTATAAAGCCAGGAATGATTCTCTATTTTAGTAGCAACGAGCTTCCTATTGGTGTGGCAAGCACGGGCGCATATTTTGATGCAGATAAAAAATATTTGTCTGGCATAAACAATGAACCTACCGTATTAACAGTTCCAAACGGCGCATATTATTTGAGATTCTCTAAAAATGGAGGATTAGGAGATACTTTAAACACATTAAAAATCGAGCAACATGGTATCACAAAATTCACTCCATATGGAGAACTTTATGTTACGGTGAACGAATCGGCATTACCAAACTCGATTCTTCCAAAATGGAAAGGATTAAAGATTCTTACACTTGGTGACAGCATCACCGCTATGGGTGGTGTAAACGGATGGACGCATTGGATTAAACAGTATCTCCTTGCTGATAAGGTTGTGAATGTATCTGTTGCGGGTTCTACATGGCAAGATAAAGTCGCTAGTCAAACCTATGACGGAAATCCACAACCATCTACGGATGGCAATGTGATGGGTAATCAAGTGCAAAAAGTTCTGAATGCAAAAGCAAACGGAGATGCAGATTACCAAGATTTTGACGTGATTACATTCTCGTTCGGTACGAACGATTCTGTTGATTTTTCTGTGCAGACAAAAGAAAGCGTGGAGAACCAGTTCATTACGAATTACGCTCAGAACAATTTTACGGTTGTGCCTATTGATAGCGTGAATCGCCAGACATTGGCAGGTGCTATGCGCTATGGATTCCAGAAGTTGCACGAAGCGTATCCGAATGCAGTGATTTTCATGTGTACGCCAACGCAAGAGTGCTATGAAACTTTTGATAGCATCTATCAGAAAGGCGATTTCATCAATTTCGTTGCAGACAGACTTGGGGCAGAAACCATTGATACTCGCAGATGCGGAATCAGAAATATTTATGAGAGTCAAACAACAATTGATTATGACCATCCAGAACAATCTGGTGCAGCACCAATTCAAACAGATTTGCTTGACGGGATTCACACAAATGAAAATGGGGCAAAGAAGATTGCAAAATACAATGCAAGGGAAATTATGAAATATTTCATGATTAACTAAAGAGGGCATTTCGGTATTACTAATACATGCTAAGATATGCCAGCAATGCCGAAACCAAAACATGTACCACGACTTTTATCGAAAGAGGTGATATACTATACTTAGTCCAGAATATTTACGCCGGATAACAGAAGGCAGTGAACAAATTGCAGAAGAACTGCACCAGTATATCATCTCTGAGATCGTGTCGAGAATGATGGCAAGAATCGGCAGGGGTGAGGACTATATTCTGACCAATGCCGATGCGTGGAGAATCAGAACGCTACAGGAATCCGGTGAACTGCTAGAGGACATTCTAGCGGAACTATCCAAATATACCAAACGTGAACAGCAGGAACTTCTTGAAGCGTTTGAAGATGCCGGAATCACTGCAATGAACTATGATGATAAGGTATACAAGGCAGCAGGACTAAGCCCTGTACCGCTCGAACAGTCACCGGCTATGATAAGGCTCATGGAGCGGAATATGCTTGTGACTATGGGCGAGTGGAAGAACTTCACAAGAACCACCGCAAGTGCCGCCCAGAGACTCTATATCGAACAATGCGACCTTGCCTATAATCATGTAATGACTGGAGTAGTTGGGTATACGCAAGCCATCAAAGAGGCAGTCAATAACGTTGTATCAGATGGTGTTACTGTCACATATCCATCTGGCAGAAAAGACACGATTGAAACAGCAGTTGCACGTTCTGTCAGAACTGGCGTGGCACAGGCTACGGGAGATATATCTCTCAAACGCATGGAAGAAATGGACTGGGATTTAGTTCTGGTCAGTGCACACATAGGAGCCAGAACAGGTGACGGCGGCGAGAATCCGGGAAATCACTCGTTTTGGCAAGGCAAGATATACTCTCGTTCTGGCAAGAGTAAGAAATTTCCACCATTCTCATTGACTGGATATGGAACGGCAAGCGGACTGTCAGGAGTCAACTGTCGGCATAGTTTTGGAGCCAGTGATGGGGAATTTAATCCTTATGCAGAACTATCGGCACAGGACAAAGTTGACAAAGGCAAACAGTACGAAAAAGAACAGCGGCAACGCACTTATGAGCGAAGAATCCGCAAAACGAAGCGTGAAGTTCTTGGAATGCAAGCGGCGGTTGATAACTGTAATGACGAACAGACAAGATTTGCACTTCAGCAAGACCTTGACCGGAAGTCTTATCTTTTACAGAAACAAAATGCTGCATACAAAGATTATTGCAAGCAGAATGACCTGAGGGAACTGCAAGACCGACTTATGATTGCTAAGTGGAACCGCCAGAACGCCGCAAAAGCCAGAGGAGCGGCAAAGAGATATAAGACAGCAAAGGGGATTGACTAATGGATAGATGGGAATATTACAATCCGAATCCTGCCGGGAATCGAGTCGGAGATTGTGCTGTCCGGGCAATATGTAAAGCAACCGGGTTCGACTGGGAAACGGTATTCGCCGGATTAATGATACAGGCGTGTACTCTGTCAGATATGCCGAGCGCAAATTATGTCTGGGGAGCGTATCTCTATAAACATGGGTACAGACGCAAACTGATAGAACAGTCAGAGCGATATATCTATACAGTCAATGACTTTTGTACAGACCATCCGACAGGTACATATATTCTCTGCATAGATGGCCATGTAGTGACAGTACAAGAGGGAAAATATTTTGATACATGGAATAGCGGTAATGAGATCCCAGTATATTACTGGGAAAAGGAGAATAAATGAGCATATCAGAATTTGTACAGATTTTCCTCTCTATTTGCGGAGGGGTGTCTATTGTCGGAGGGGCGGCAGCCGTAATCTTTAAATGGATTACACCGGCATTCCGACTTAATAAGCGAGTAGAGACACTGGAAGAACATGATAGACGAGATTATGAAAGTCTTCGGAGAATCGCAGAGCGAGATTCATTAATTCTGGAAGTATTATCAACCATGTTGGACAGTCAGATCAGTGGAAATAATGTGGAAGAATTAAAAAAAACAAAACAGAAGCTTACAAATTATCTTGCACAGAATCAGCGTTAATTGCATTAATAAGGGGTATGCTCATGAAATTATATGTGTTCACTAAGAAAGATATAGACAGATTCTTGATAGAGTGTAATTTTACACCGGACGAAGAAAGGCTGTTCCGGCTGAGATGTAAGGAACACACTCTTGAGTACTGCGCTGAGGAAATGAACGTGAGCATATCCACGGCAAAACGATTAAGCCGGAGGGTGAACAATAAAATAATTAAAGTATGCTGATACTTTTCAGATACTTATATGGGTCTTAGACGAACTGTCTAAGGCTCTTTTTTTATGTAAAAATAGTCATAGAAAGTCATAGAATAAGTCATAGAATAAGTCATAGGAGGTGTACGAGATGGCATTATATAACAATCCTTATCAATATAGTTTTGGTGTTCCGGGACAGATGAACCAGTTCCAGCAACAGCCTGTCCAGATGCCAGTTCAACCAGCGCAACAACCGCAACAGAATAACAATGGTATCCTGTGGGTATCTGGCGAAGTCGGTGCAAAATCCTATCTAGTAGCACCTGGGACAAGTGTTTTACTGATGGATTCAGAGAGCGAAAAGTTCTACATAAAATCTACAGACGCTTCTGGTATGCCACAACCATTACGGACGTTTGAATACCATGAAGTAGGCACTCAGATGCCACCTAAGCAGCCTGTTCAGAACATGGACAGTAAATATGTCACCAGACAGGAATACGACGATTTAAAGGGTAAATACGAAGCTATCATAAACCGATTAAATTCTTTTTCTGAACCTGTTAGAGCTAATACCGCACAGGAATCAGCAGTCAAGGGAGGAAACGCAGATGAGTAATCCATTATTCAATGCCCTCGGTGGTGGGATGTCACAGGGAAACGGGCCAATGCAGATGATACAGCAGTTCATGCAATTTAGACAGAATTTTAAGGGAGACCCGAAGGAAGAAGTCCAGAAGATGTTACAGTCTGGGAAGATTTCTCAGCAACAGCTTAATCAAGTTCAGCAGATGGCGGGACAGTTTCAACACATGCTGAAAGGAATGAAATAGTACATTACAATCTGGCCAGATTGATGTAAATACACAATAAAGGAGATTATAACTATGGATGGAAATTATAGCTTAGCAGATATTGCCGCCGCTACTGGAAACGGTAGAAATAATGACGGCATGTTTGGCGGAGATGGTAGCTGGTGGATTATTGTTTTATTCATTTTTGCTTTCTTCGGATGGGGAAACAACGGCTGGGGCAATAATGGCAATGGCGGCGGATATGCAGCCACAGCAGCTACTCAGGCAGACATTCAGAGAGGATTCGACAATTCAGCGGTAATCAGCAAACTTGATGGAATCAACAGTGGCCTGTGCGATGGCTTTTATGCCATGAATAATGGTATGCTTACCGGATTCAATGGAATCAACACAAACATCATGCAGACCGGCTTCGGAATCCAGCAGGCTATTAATGCCGATACTGTGGCTAATATGCAGAATACTAATGCTTTACAGGCACAGCTTGCAAACTGCTGCTGCGAAACCAGAGAAGCAATTCAGGGCGTAAATTACAATATGGCACAGAACACCTGCGCATTGCAGAACACCATGAACAGCAATACAAGAGACATTATTGACAGTCAGAACGCTGGAACAAGAGCCATTCTTGACTATCTTTGCAATGAAAAGATTTCTAGTCTGCAGGCTGAGAATAATGATCTCAGACGTGCTGCATCTCAGGATCGCCAGAGCGCACTTCTCACAACTGCAATGGCTTCTCAGACACAGCAGCTCATTAATGCGATTAATCCAGCACCGATTCCGGCATATCAGGTTCCTAACCCGAACACATATTACGGATGTGGATGCGGATGCAATACTGGATGTAATTGCTGATAACTTCATATCGAGAGTATCTTTCGATTGATTTCGGATGTCGGCTTATGCCGTATTACACAGAGGGGCAGGCTGAGACCTGTCCTTTTGTGATATGAAAGGGGTAAAAATTATGGCAGAATTTACAAATGTGGCTGCTCAGACTGTAGCAGCAAATGGAAACGTAGTATTTTCAAACACAGCAGTTAAAGGTTCTAACTGCATTCAGCACAGAGAGGGAAGTGGAATCATCACTCTAAGAGGACTGACTAACCAGTGTAAAGCGAGATTCTTCGTGGATTTTTCTGGTAATATCGCAATTCCAACAGGCGGTACTGTCGGAGCTATCTCACTGGCTATTGCAATTTCTGGTGAGCCGGTTCTTTCTTCTCAGATGATTTCCACACCGGCAGCAGTAAATCAGTACAATAATGTGTCCGCAGGTATCTATATTGATGTGCCTCGCGGATGTTGCGTTAATATCGCAGTAGAGAACACAAGCGATCAGGCAATATCTGTTGCGAACGCAAATATTGTTGTGACCAGAGAAGCGTAGGAGGTGCGATTATGAGAGACATTAAAGACTTATGTGCAAGAATTGAAGACGAACTGTCCAAAATCGCTGATAATGGACTGACCACTGGAAATCTGGAAATGACATACAAACTGATTGATATGTACAAAGACATAAAGAACACGCAGTACTGGGACAAGAAAGTGGAGTACTATAACACTGTCCTTGATGAGATGCGTGGCGGATACAATGACGATTACAGCGAACGCGGAAGAAAGCGCGACAGCATGGGGAGATACAGCGCAAATGACGGCAGAATGATGCCGGATTATGACCGAGGCAGTTCTTATGCCAGACGTGGTGAGCATTATGTTAGAGGACATTACAGCCGCTCTGACGGACGAGATGCTTATGACGACTATATGACACAGAAACAGAGCTATCGTTCCGGCAAGTCTGAAGACTGCAAAAGAAAGATGCTCGCCGCATTGGAAGAACATCTGGACGAACTTACAACAGAAATGAGTGATATGTCCAAGGATGCAGAGTGCCGGGAAGAACGTGATCTTGTCAAGAGATACGTAGAAAAACTCCGTGATATGCTCTAAAAACACAAAAGTGGTAGAGAGGTAGTTAAAAGAAATCTGTTATAATGTAATTGTGCAGCAGGAAGCACAAGTAAAACGGTTGTTTTGACATTTTCGTTTTAATCCTCCTTTCTTTAATTTAGTAGCTGGTGCGCACGCTTTAATGGAAAGTTAAACAGGTTCGAATCCTGCCGTGCGTATTTGCCATCTGGCACGCAAGATGGCTCACCTCCTTGATTAAGGTTTTTGTTATTCATACTTTTCTTTTAAAAAAGAAATAAATATCCGAAACAACTCGTGGCAGGCATGACACGTTAAACACCTTGCTAACCCGGGAATCCGGGTTATGTGGAATGTACGCTAGTGGAAAACTGACAGAGTCGCACTCTGGTCTCCGGTTCGATTCCGGGCGCTCCGCTTTAATCCGCTTAGAGTTAAGCTGTTTGTATACAGGTGGTCTATGTCTCAGGTGGATTTACGCTATAGCGAAAGAAGTGAAATTCACCCCAGTTTCTTTTTAGAGGGTTGGCCGTTATAGGCGGCATGGAATGTAGCTCAGTGGTAGATCGCACTGTAAATGTGAGGTCGCAGGTTCGATTCCTGCCTTTCCGATTACCTTGCCAGTGGTCTAACTGGCTTAATCCAATACCTGCGGCGGCAGGTCAATAAACACGACCAGGAGGATATTATGCAGAAACTTATTGACACTTTAAAATCATTTGGAATTGAAATCCCGGAGGATAAACAGGCAGATGTAAAGAAAGCACTTTCTGAGAATTACAAGAACGCAAAGGAAGTGGCGAAAACTCTGTCAAAAGTTGAGGGAGAACGAGATAACTGGAAAGAACGTGCTGAGACAGCAGAAGAAACCTTAAAAGGTTTTGACGGTATCGACCCGGCAAATATTAAAAGTGAGTTAGAGACTTGGAAACAGAAAGCGGCAGATGCAGAGAAAGAATTCAACGCGAAAATCTATGACCGTGATTTCTCAGACGCACTCAAAGCGGCACTCGACAATGTTAAGTTTTCCAGTGAAGCTGCAAAGAAGTCTGTTATGGCAGACGTTAAAGAAGCCGGATTGAAGCTGAAAGATGGCAAAATCCTTGGATTAAACGACCTGATCGAACAGATGAAACAGTCTGACGCATCCGCTTTTGTGGATGAATCTCAGCAGCAGGCTCAGCAGAATCAGGCAAGATTTACCACTCATGTTGGACAGCAGCAGACACCGGGAAACATGACAAAGAAAGATATCGAAGCAATCAAAGACCCGTCCGAGAGACAGGCTGCAATTGCTCAGAACATCCAGTTATTCCAGTGATTTTTTTACACCGACTATACGCCAGAGTATAGCCGCTAACCCAATACCTTAAAAAATATGGGTAGAAAGGATTTTTTTATATGGCAGCAAAAGCTAATCTTATTATGACAAATGATATTCAGGTCACAGCACGTGAGATTGACTTTGTTACCAGATTCGAAAGAAACTGGCAGCACTTACGTGATATTCTGGGTATCATGAGACCTATCAAAAAACAGCCGGGTGCTGTACTCAAGTCTAAGTATGCAGAAGGTACTTTACAGAGCGGAAAAGTGGCAGAGGGCGAGGAAATCCCTTACAGCAAGTTTACTGTAAAAGAAAAGAACTATGCGGAAATGACTATCGAGAAGTACGCAAAGGCTGTATCTATTGAAGCAATCAAGGATCACGGTTATGAGAGCGCTGTTCAGATGACTGACGATGAGTTCCTTTTCCAGCTTCAGACTGATGTTACCGGAAGATTCTATGACTATCTGAAAACCGGTACACTTACTTCCACAGAAACTACATTCCAGATGGCTCTGGCAATGGCTAAGGGTCGTGTTGAGAACAAATTCAAGCAGATGCACAGAAATGTGACTGGCGTCGCTGGATTTGTCAACATTCTGGACGTATATGAATACCTCGGAGCAGCTGAAATTACTATTCAGAACCAGTTCGGATTCCAGTACATGAAAGACTTTATGGGATTCAACACAATCTTTTTACTGTCTGACAGCGAAATCCCGAGAGGACAGGTTATTGCAACACCTGTCGAGAACATCGTTCTGTATTATGTTGACCCGAACGAATCTGACTTCGCAAGAGCAGGGCTTGTATACACCGTATCTGGCGAGACAAACCTGATCGGATTCCACACTCAGGGCAACTACCACACAGCAGTTTCCGAAGCGTTCGCAGTTATGGGACTGACTCTTTTTGCGGAGTACATTGATGCAATCGCAGTAATTACCATTGATGAGACACCAACGCTTGGCACTCTGACAGTAACATCTGCGGCAGGAACAGCAACTGGTGATACAAAAATCACTGTAAACCCGGCTAAAGAAAACGCTAACAATGTGTACAAGTACAAAGTTGGTGCATCTGAAACAGCTGTAACTTATGGCCAGAATCTCAGAAACTGGACTACATGGGACGGAAAAGCCGACATTAAGGCAGCAACCGGGCAGAAGATTACAGTGGTTGAGTGTGACGGAACATACAAGGCACTGAATGCCGGAAGTGCAAGCGTAACAGCGAAATCATAAACGTAGGGGGTGATTGGCATGGCTTATGCAGATTATAAATTCTATACAGAATCATTCGGCAATGTCGTGCCAGAAACCGACTTTCCACGACTGGCAGAAAGAGCCAGTGATTTTGTGGATACAATGACATTTGACAGGTTGGTGGACGGACTGCCAACAAACGAACGCTCACAGAAGCGTATCAAAAAGGCAGTCTGTTCATTGGCTGAATTAATGTATCAGATTGAGCTTGCCGAGAAGAATGCTACCAATGCCGCTGCGAGCGGTACATCAACTGCAATCGGGACCGGTGGTAGCACGACAGGCATTGTAACATCTGTATCATCTGGCAGCGAATCCATCTCTTACGCAACGCCCCAGCAGAAAGCATCGGGCGCAAAAGAGTGGAGTGCAGTGTATGCCGCCGCCGGAGATGTGCAGAAAACGAACGACTTGCTTCTTAAGACAGCATTGCCGCTTCTGATGGGAGTAAGGACGGATGATGGAGTACCGATATTATATGCGGGGGTGAGAGTATGAAATATGTGCGAAAAAAACCGACTATAGTTGAAGCTATTCAATGTTTTACCACTCCAGAAAGCATAGCTCAAATTGAAAAGTTTGTTGGCAATTCAGTAAAAATTAATAACAATCTTAACCCACCTCACATTGAGATTTCTACATATCCTGCTCCGTTTAGAAATGGCGAAATGGTTGATTCGGTACTCATAGAGCCTGGAGACTACGTCTTGCGTGATGAAGAAGGATATTTCGATACAATGATAAAGGATGAATTTGAAGAAGAATTTAAGGAGGTATCTGAATAATGGACATTTCAACATTAGGCTCATGTATAGCAATCGTTATGATTTGCTACATCGTGGGAATGGGATGTAAAGCATCAAAAAGAGTCTCTGATGAATGGATCCCGGTGATTATGGCGGTTATTGGTGGGATTCTCGGAGCAGTCGGGATGGGAGTTATCCCGGATTTCCCGGCAACGGACTATATAACGGCAGTTGCGGTTGGTATGTTTAACGGATTGTCAGCAACCGGAGTAAATCAGGTTATTAAGCAGACAGTACAGAAAGAATGATTAAGGAGAGGGTATCATGTATAGCAAAACTGTGACGATTTTTGATTATTATGAATCAGCCACGACAGGAGATGCGTACTGGTATCCTCATGTTTTATCTGGCGTTGACCTGATTACGGACAAAGGAGCAATCCTTAAAAAGTACGGGCCAGACGCAACTGACAACGCACAGTTACACATCCGTTATACTGTCCAGAACGGCGATATAACCATTACTGATAAGGGCGGCAAGATTCTTCCATGGGTGCCGCCTAAAGAGTGGAAACAGCAGATTAACAACGCTCTGGAAGACACTATCACATTCTCGGACGAGTCATTCTTCTGGGAGGGTGAGTGGACTGGTGGAACGGTATCTGATGGTGATTATCGGAATGGATTCTACCAGTACATGAACGAGAACAAGGATAATGTGTTTAAGATTACCAGTGTAGGCGGTCCATATACACTGATTCCACACTTTGAGATTCTAGGTAAGTGATATGAGTAAGATTCATCATTTTAAAGGATTCTCCGTAGTCGATGGAGATATGAAAATCAAGTTAAATATGGACAGGTTCTCCAGACAGTACCAAGAAGCCCAGTATCTCCTTGATGGAATGGTTATGGACAGTATGGTGCCGTTTATGCCGATGATTACAGGGGACTTTATCAACCGAACAAGAGTTGAGAGTACATCCTTACAAGGAACTGGGAAAGTATGCGCGGCGGCGGCTCCTTATGGACGTTTTCTGTACGAGGGGAAAGGAATGGTTGATGAAGCAACTGGAAGTCCCTACGCAAGACGTGGAGCAAAGAAAGTTCTCGTTAGTCAGTTTTCTGGTCGGACAGCCGCAAAGGAAAATCTTGAATACACCAAACAGGCTCACCCACGGGCACAGGCAAAGTGGTTTGATGCCGCTAAACGGCAATATGGTGACACATGGGTTCGCAAAGTAAAAGCACAGGCAGGAGGTGGCAGGCATAGCAGATAAACCTATCGGAAAAGACGCAACCGGATACGAAATTCTGACAGATGCCATGAAAGCACTTCTGAACCAGTATCCGGGACTGTATGAAAATGAAACAATCAAGTTTGAAGAACTTGGCAAGGAATCAGGAATTGCGTTCTCGGCAGATAATGGAGCTTTGATTTATTCAGAAAAAGAAGATGTTTGTGGCGTAATGCACCAGGTATGCCAGTACCCATTTTACGTGGTATATCGCACAGCATCCGACAAGGAAAGGCAGAAGCTATCCGTTCAGAAGTTCCTAGATAATCTCGGTAAATGGATATGCCGAGAACCAGTTATCATAAATGGCTCTGAGACACGTTTAAATGCGTTTCCTGAGCTTTCTCAGGGGCGAGTGATAAAACGTATCACCCGTGATAATTCCTATGGTTTAGAACCACAGGAGAGTGGTGTACAGGATTGGTTATTACCATTAACGGTACGCTACGAAAATACTTATGAAGTAATATAACAAGTAACAACCAGCTATCAATCGGAGATAGTCGCTAACCTACACAGCCTTTTAAAAGTTATAGGCAGAAAGGACATTTCTATGGCAGTTACAGGCAAAATTGACCGTAAATATATGGCTCATTATATCGATGCAGGCTCCCTCTGTGGAGGACTGACACCGAAGTATGAACGTCTTGGAAAAGATCTGGAAGAGTACAATGTTGAACTCAATCCGGATACCGAAACATCTAAAAACATTCTTGGAGAATCCACATTTAAACATAACGGCTATGAGGTATCTTCTGATGCTGATCCATTCTATGCAGATACTACTTCTGATCTGTTTACAGCATTGCAGAAGATTGTAGATGGACGCCTCAAAGACGATAACCTCAAAACAAAAGCAGTTGAGGTTCATCTCTGGACAGAAGCCACAGCAGGCAAGTATGAAGCATATCAGCAGGACTGCTACGTTGTGCCGACTTCCTACGGCGGTGATACATCTGGATATCAGATTCCGTTTACCGTCAATTATACCGGCGAACGTGTCAAAGGAAAATTCGACATTACTTCCGGCACATTCACAGCCGACAGTGAATAATTTTTAGGAGGGTATAGAAAATGGCAAAAACAATTAACACAAACATTGATGATGGATTTCTTCTTTTCACATTCACGAACAAGCAGGGTGAAGTGTTCTCTTCATTCAAACTGAATCCTACCGACATCAACATTGCGGCAAGAGCGGAAGAATTGGAAACTTTCTTTGAACAGGCTCAGGAATCTGTTAAAAATGTTTCTTCCAGCAAGGAGATGGCGGAGATTAATAAGCAGATTGAGGACAAAATCAATTATATGCTCGGATACGAAGCATCTAAGGATTTATTCAAAGAACCAATTACCGCAACAACTGTTTTTGGAAATGGTCAGGTGTTCGCCTATATCGTTCTGGACAAAATCAATGAAGCACTTACTCCGGAAATTGAAAAGAGAAAGAAAAAAATGCAGGAAGTGGTCAATAAGTACACGGAGAAGTATGCAAAATGACCGCCTATGAGTTGCCCACCTCACTAAATATCAGTGGGGTGGATTTTTCTATCAGGACAGATTTTCGAGTAATTATTAATATTCTGGTTGCCATGAACGACCCAGAATTAGACGAACAAGCGAAAGCTATTGTTATGTTACAGATTCTATTTGAGGACTGGCAAAGTATACCCCCAGAACATCTTACAGAAGCTTGTCAGAAAGCCTGCGAGTTTATCGACTGCGGTCAAGTTGACGATAGTCCGAATAAACCAAAACCCCGTCTGATGGACTGGGAACAGGACGGAGACATGATTGTTCCGGCAGTAAACAAGGTTGCTGGAAAAGAAATCAGAGCTATTCCGTATATACACTGGTGGACGTTTTTTGGATATTTCATGGAATCCGGCGAATGCTTGTTTAATACGGTCGTTGGAATCCGGTCAAAAAAAGCAAAGGGTGAAAAGCTCGATAAATGGGAAAAGAAATTCTATCAAGAAAATAAGAACATTATTGATATAAAAACACGTCTCAGCGAAGAAGAGCAAGCGTACAAGGATGCGCTGAATGAGATGTTGAACCTCAAATAGTTAGGAGGTGGACGCATGGCTGCTGATGGCTCAGTCATTATTGATACCAGATTGGACACATCAGGCGTGCAAAACGGCGTATCGGCAATTAGGCAATCATTCAATGGACTTGGTAGCGTAGTAAAGAAATTAGGCGTACTAATTGGCGGAGTATTCGCAATTGGAAAACTGGCGCAGTTTGGAAAAGAGTGCACAAAACTTGGTTCAGATTTAAATGAAGTTCAAAGTGTTGTGAATGTAGTTTTTCCAAATATGACCGAAAAAGTTAACGAGTTTTCAAAAAAAGCAGTAAAAACAGCAGGCTTGTCAGAAACAATGGCAAAAAAATATGTAGGCTTATTTGGATCAATGGCAAAACAGTTTAACTTTACGGAATCACAGGCCTACGATATGTCAACACAGCTTACCCAGTTAGCAGGAGATGTAGCTTCTTTTTACAATATTAGTCAGGATTTAGCATATATCAAGTTAAAGTCTGTATTTTCTGGTGAAACAGAAACATTAAAAGATATCGGGGTTGTAATGACTCAAAATGCACTTGATGAATATGCGCTTGCAAATGGCTACGGAAAAACCACATCTGCTATGACCGAACAGGAGAAAGTGGCTCTTCGTTTGGCTTTTGTACAGAAACAGTTGTCTGCCGCATCTGGTGACTTTATCCGAACATCGGACAGCTGGGCAAACCAGGTCAGGGTGATGCAGTTACAGCTGCAATCTCTCAAGGCAACAGTCGGACAGGGACTGATTAATATTTTCACTCCTGTTCTGAAAGTTATTAATATCTTGCTCGGCAAGTTAGCGACTCTGGCAAATGCCTTCAAGTCATTTACGGAGTTAATCACCGGAAAGAAATCTTCTGGTCAGACAGGCGCAAGTGGTGCAGGTCTTGTCGGAACAGATGCAATAGCTGATACGGCAGACCAATATGGAGATGCTGCCGACAATGCCGAAAAGCTAGCGGATGCAACAAATGATACAGCAGACGCAACCAAGAAAGCTACTAAGGCGGCAAAAGGATATCTTAGTCCTCTTGACGAAATAAATAATTACTCAACGGATAAAAGTGCGGATTCATCGTCAAAAGTACCGGGCGCAACTGGCGGACTTGCAGATCAGATGAAAGATGCTGTACAAAATGTTGATTATGGAAAGTTGGCAGAGGGTGAGACAGTTCTTGATAAAATGTCAAAACCGCTAAAAAAGATAATCGACAGATTTAAACAGTTGGCTAAGTTAATCGCAAAAGGATTCTGGGATGGGTTAGGAGACTACGAGCCGATTTTTGACGGAATAAAGAAAGACCTTGATTCTATATGGAAATCCTTAAAGGATATCTTCGCCGACCCGGAAGTCACTAAAGCAGCAAATAAATTCTTGGACTCATACGCGTATGCAATTGGACAAGTTGCTGGCTCATTTGCCAGAATCGGATTAACAATTGCGCAAAACATTATAGGCGGAATCGAAAAGTTTTTAAAGCGAAACACGCAAAGAATAAAGAACTATCTGATAGATATGTTCAATATCGGCTCTGAAATTTCGCAAATCGCAGGGAATCTTGCAGTCGCCTTCGCTGATGTTTTCTCAATTTTCGGCGGAGAAACTGCGCAACAAATCACAGCAGATTTAATCGGAATCTTTGCTGAAATCGGAATGGTTCTTACGGAAACGGCTGCAAAACTTGGCAGAGATATCCTTAACATGATCGCGCAGCCTTTTATCGACAACGAGGACATTTTAAAGTCAGCAATCGAGGGTAGCCTCGGAGTAATAGAAACTGTAACAAGTGGGATCTTAATAGTTGTTCAAAATCTTAGTGACGCAATATCGAGGTTATACGATGAACACGTAAAGCCGTTCTTTGATTCTATAGCGAATGGATTATCAAGCATATTTGAGACTCTGATAACTGGATACAACACCTATGTTCTTCCAGTTTTGCAAGGACTGGCAGAACAGTTCAAAGGGCTATTAGAGGGACCATTAGGGGATGCGATTTTAAAGATAGAAACATTCCTCGGAAAACTCATTGATTCTCTGAAACTTCTGTGGGAGTCGGTATTAGTGCCTTTGATTAACTGGATAATCGCGAATTTGCTTCCGGTCGTGGCAGAAATAATTAACGTTGTAGGCACCGTAGCAATAAAAGTTATGAAATCATTAATTAAAATAATTGGTGATGTAGCAGATACACTGAGCGGAATCATTGATTTTCTTGTCGGCGTTTTCACAGGAGACTGGGAACTGGCTTGGCAGGGAATAAAAGAGATTGCGGATGGAGCATGGAGTTTTATCAAAGATGTTGTGTCAGGTGCGTGGGAGATAATTAAAACCGTAACAAAAGGCGCATTGAGTATAATAAAGAGCATCATCAGTACTGCTTGGAATGCGATTAAAGCATTGACTTCAACAATCTGGAACGCAATCAAAAAGACACTTTCTGGCCTTTGGAGCTCTCTTAAATCCACAGCCAGCACAGTATTTAATGCAATTAAAACAAAAGTTGCGAGCGTATGGGATAGCGTAAAGAATAAAACATCCCAAGTATGGGAAAATGTAACTACATTTGTTTCTAATAAAGTAGAAGCGATAAAAAATGCTATCATCAATAAGTTTAATGCCGCCAGAGATGCAGTCAGATCTGCATTTGAAGGCATTGTGGATTTTATTAAAGCTCCGATTAATCAGGCAATCAGCATTGTTAATAATGCAGTTGGGATGATTAATAATGCAATTGGTGGAATTGAATCTGCATTTTCCTTTGGGCCTTGGACTGTTCCAACACCGTTTGGCTCAAAGACTATCGGATTTCATGCAACATTTCCACGTATCGGAACTATCCCATATCTGGCCAGTGGCGCGGTTATTCCGCCAAGGTCAGAATTCCTTGCGGTATTAGGTGATCAGAAGAAAGGCAAAAACCTGGAAGCACCGGAAAGCCTGTTGCGTCAGATTGTCCGAGAGGAATCAGGAAAAGGACAGGGAAATGGAAATACCTATAATGTTACAGTCAATGCATCTGGCAGAAAATTATTAGATATTATTATCAGTGAAGCCGAAATGAGAAGAAATCGAAACGGGAAAAATCCATTTGAGTTAGCGTAAGGAGAAGAATATGACACAGGAACAGTTTAAAATAGACAATGTCGTTATAAGAGCACCGGACAGTTACAAGCCGGTGTTCGCAACCACTTCTACAGAAGACTCTAAAAGAAGTCAAGATTTGATTATGCATAACGCACCAATGGGAACAATCGGCGGGTATGACATGGAATGGGGAGAATTGACATGGAGTGAAATTGCAACAATATTGAATTCTATACTCAACAAAAGTCAATTCACATTTCACCACAAAGACCCAACTGTTCCGGGAAGATGGATAGACAGAACATTCTACGCATCAAATTTCAACATGGCTGCGCAAACTCTGAAAGATGGGGAAGAAAAGTGGACAGATTTGTCTATCAATGTAAGGAGGATTGAGCCGATTTGATAAATGTATCTACTCAGTTAAAGAAAGAATCACTTACAAACAGAAATTATTACGTGACAGCAAATGTTACATTGTCAAATGGCACAACTCTTAAGCTAGGCAAAAAAGACTTTTATCTGTCTGGAAATAATCTCGTAGATTCAGCAGACTCCGGGGACTTTCCGGTGGGTGTGGCAATCGCAAAAACGGCAAGCTTATCATTAGTAAACGATGATGGGCGTTTTGACGGATATAATTTTAACGCTGCAAGGTTTGTTATCTTTCTCAATGTGCAGTTATCCGACAGGATAGAAACCATAAAGAGAGGTACTTACATTGTATCGAAAAAGCCCGCAACAGCAAGCGAAATAAGTCTTTCTCTCTTAGATAAAATGCATAACGCTGATAAGGCATATGATTCTAATCTGTCTTTTCCTTGTACGGTCAAGGAACTGCTCTCGGAATGCTGTCAGCAATGTGGAATCACTCTTGGAGATGCAGTGTTTCCAAATGCGGATTTTCAGATTCAGAAAGTGCCATCTAATGCGACATACCGTACAATAATCGGAATGTGTGCCGGGATAGCCGGTGGAAATGCAAGAATCGACGAAAATGACTTACTCAGGATTATTACGTTTGATAAGACATTTACCAATACGACTATTTACGATGGTGGAACAGTAAAGAACTGGACAAATGGTGATGATCTGGATGGCGGTACGCTTAATCCATGGACAACAGGGACCGTGATTGATGGTGGTACGTTAAGCAATAACGACTATCACGCGTTATTTTCAATTCAGAATCTACAATATGACGTAGACGATGTTATTGTAACAGGCGTCAAATACGTAGAAGATGAGGCCGAATATATGTCGGGTCAGGACGGCTATGTAATCACTATTGATAATCAGCTATTGTCAGGAAATGCACAGGCAGGAGTCGAAGCTATTGGAAATCAATTAATCGGTTTGCGAATGCGTCCTTTCTCATGCGACGGAATCGCCAACGGATACGCCACTTTCGGCGATCCGGTCGAATTTATTGATACAAAGAATCGTGTCTTTAGATCGTTTGTGACAGATATAGAGTTCGTGTTCGGTGGCTCAACATCATGGAGTTGTAGCGCAAAGAGTGCTGAAGAAGATGCAAGCGAGTTTATTGGTGATCAGCAAACAGCGGTAGAGCAGTCAAAAAAAGATATAGAAAAGAAACTATCTGCCTATGACGTAAAGCTCAAACAAATGAACGAGCTTGCAGCAAACACGCTAGGTTTCTTCTATACAGAGGAAATACAAGAAGATGATTCCGTAATTACGTACCGGCATGATAAACCTACACTTGCTGATTCTAAAGTAATTTATAAGACAGGTGTCGATGGATTCTTTTTGTCAGTAGATGGGGGTCAGACATGGAAAGCCGGCTTTGATAGTAATGGAGATGCCGTTCTGAATATTCTCTATGCCATCGGTATTCAATCAGAATGGATTAATACAAGAGGCTTCACAGCGAAAGATAATAACGGGAATACGACATTAAGAATAGATGCCGACACAGGTGCTGTCACATTAGAAGTTGAAAACTTTACACTGAAAAGTAGAACTATTGAACAGATTGCCAAGGACGTTGTGGATGGGTCAGTTCGTAATGTGACTATCCCGAACTATTATGGCACGTATACACCAACATTGCAGAATTATCCGGCATCTGAGTGGAAAAGTGAAGAATATGAAAAGCATGACGGCTCGATATTCATGAACTTCTCTACAAGCCAGGTATATATGTTTTCTGGGACTGATGGCGCTTGGCGGGAACTGGACGCTGAAAAAATTGTCAATTTTGAAAGAGTTTTTAACGCTTTAACGGATAACGGTAAGCAAGAGGGAATTTATATGCAGAACGGACATCTGTATATAAATGCTTCCTATATTAAGTCCGGCCAGATTTCAGCTGATTTAATTAGCTTGAAAAACATTAATGTTACAAACAGTTCTGGAACATCAACATTTGCGATTGATAACTACGGAAATGTTACGCTCAGACCTGATACATTTGTATTAACAAATGGTGATACAATATATAGTGTTGCGGAAGACAAAGCTTCGACAGCGCTATCAAGTGCAAACAGCTATACAGATAAAGCGCTCAGTGATCTCGACATAGGAAAAATGTCCAAGCAAGAGATTATTAATGTGCTAAGCGATAACAGCAGCAATAAAGGCCTGTATCTATCAAATGGCAATGTGTACATGAATGCCGATTATATTAACACAGGCGAATTAGCAGGATGGAAAGTTGGAATTAAAAAGCTTTCAGCAAGTGGCACGTATGGAGAAGTAATACTAGATGCTTCAACTGGAGAGATCTATTCAGAGACGAATACAGGAATATATGTACCGGGGTACGGGACATTGTATGGAACGCGTATTAGAGGAATCAATCTTTATACAGGAACCGTACATGCAAGTTCAGCCTCGTTTAATAAAAGCGTTTCGGCGAGCAGCGTTTCGGCATCAAAAGAAGTTACAGCAGGTACACATGTAGAAGCCAGTGGTCATTTCTACAGTGCAGGTACGGGGACAGACCTTGCGGATTTAAGTGTCCGAGGGACAAAGAAGAGGATTTTTCCAACAAAAAACTATGGTACACAGGCGTTTTATTGCTACGAAATGGCATCCCCCATGTTTGGAGACATCGGAGAAGCATCCATATCAGAAGACGGCACATGTCTGATAGACATAGATGACATATTCCAAGAATCTACTAATGTAAGGATTGAATATTATGTGTTCTTGCAAAAGGAAGGAGATGGAGATTGTTGGATAGACCAAAAAGAACAGACATATTTCACTGTAAAAGGTACTCCGGGGCTTAAATTTGCATTTGAAGTCAAAGCGCGTCAAGCTGACTATGAACACATGCGTTTTGCTGATGCAAGTGAAACAGCTTACGATAGGGCAATAGACACAGACATGCCAGAGCCAGACTACAGTAAAAGCCTTGAAATATCAGAACCCGATTACGAAAAAGAGCTTCTTAATAACAGGAAAAAAATTATTGACGAAATGGAGGAAATATCATGAAAAAAATTCTTACAAGTTTTATGAATCTCAGCACTGGAGAAGGAAGTCGCATTGCTTACACCTATTCAGAAGTAGACGAAAGCACAGGAAGTATCATCAGTCAGAACAATAAAGGCAATTTTCTCGTGATGGATGACAGCGTGCAGAAAAATCTTGATTCTGTAAAGAATTACATAAGGAATAATTTCCTTTTATAAGGAGGTAAGTCTAATATGGCCAATACATACACAATACAATTCCGGCGCGGTATGTACTCCGATTTTGATACGTCGAAAATTCGTCCCGGAGAGCCCGTTGCGATTCTTGGCAATGACCCGTCCGTTCCATCTGGTAAAGCCTTATACATTGCATTTGCGGCTAATGATGTAAGGCGGTTGTGTTCCATTGAGGACATTTCAGAGATGGTTAATGCCGGAGAATTCGTTGGTCCACAGGGTCCCAAAGGCGAAAAAGGAGATAAAGGCGCAGATGGTACCGTGACATTTGAATCACTGACACCTGAGCAGAAAGAATCACTAAGGGGCATCTCTATCACAGCAGTCAGTATTGACACAGATGGAAATTTGACAATAACATTTTCAGATGGTGATAGTGAAAATGTTGGAAATATTATGGGGCCTCAAGGAGTGCAAGGCCCAAAAGGTGAAAAAGGAGACGTTGGTCCGCAGGGACCAGTTGGTCCGCAAGGCCCGCGAGGAGAAAAGGGCGAACAAGGAAACGACGGAACGTCTCTTAATGTCCTTGGCACAAAAGAATCTGAGGCAGACCTCCCCCTGAGTGCAGAGAAGAACGATGCATATTTAATAGACGGAGAAATGTGGATTTTCGACGGCGCGAATTGGAACAATGCTGGCAAGATTCAGGGGCCGCAGGGGCCAGTTGGTCCGCAAGGTCCAAAGGGTGACCCAGGGCCACAGGGTGTAAAAGGAGACCCCGGAGAAAAAGGAGAGCAGGGAGTACAGGGCCTAAAAGGCGATACTGGGCCGCAAGGTGAACAAGGTCCAGTTGGTCCAAAAGGTGAGCAAGGAGATACTGGTGCGCGAGGAATCACATTCACTCCTGTTGTAGACAGCGAAGGAAACATAAGCTGGAGTAATGACGGAGGACTTGAAAACCCCCAGACAGTAAATATTACCGGGCCGCAAGGCGATACGGGTGCAAAAGGAGATACTGGACCGCAAGGAGAAAAGGGCACTACATTCATTCCAAGTGTAGACACTGATGGAAACATAAGCTGGAGCAACACAGATGGAATCGCCAATCCCGAAACAGTAAACATCAAAGGGCCAAAAGGAGACAAGGGAAGTGATGCGACTGTCCCAATTGCTACAATCGAAATTCTTGGTAAGGTTAAGCCTGACGGCAAGACAACATTCATAGATGAAGACGGAACGCTCCACGCAAAAGGCGGTGGCGCAACCGTTACCCCAAAACCCGTAAACAACCCAACAATCGAGAATGCAAATGCATCGGTTATAATTAAATGGCAAGACCCAGAAAACACGGTAATCAGTGGTTCAACATTCTCTACATGGGCTGGTACAAAACTTGTAATGAAAGAAACGGGCTATCCCGCAAATCCAGATGATGGAACACTTGTGGTTGATAACACAGTTCGTGATAAATACAAAACCACAGGTTATACAGTTACAGGGCTGACAAACGGCAAACAATATTACTTTACACTGTTCCCATACAACACCGATGGCATATATAACTACGATGCAGGTAACAGACTGATTGGGGAACCAGAGGGCTTGAAGATTGTCACATTTGCCGACGGAACAGACGCAGAGATTGAAAAGATGATTGAAGCGCACTACGCAGGCAAAATCAACATTAGTGACTATTGGGCGGTCGGTGACAAGAGAACCATCCATCACAATGCCATGGATGCAACTGGTGTAAGTGAGTCACACAGAGCAAATGATTACGATTATGTGATTATCGGAATTGAACATGATGACTTAGTGACTGCTATCAATGGCAAGACTAAAGCTGCTATTACAATTCAGACAGAACGTATGTTGTATTTAGACACTACGACAGAATATAACACCTCCTATAATGCATCACATGAATGTGGTTATATAAACGGTTCAAGTACAAATAGTGGTGGTTGGGAAGGTTGTGCAAGACGTACGTGGTGCAATAATGTGTACAAGAAATGTTTGCCTACTTATATTCAAGATATGACGAAGCAGGTCAAGAAGTTGGCATCTGTGGGAAGTAAAAGTAGTACGATTAAAGCCTCAAATGACTATGCATTTTTGCCTTCTGAAATTGAGGTTTTTGGCAGTATAAAGTATTCTTTCGCAGGCGAAGGAAAGCAGTATCAGTATTTTAAGAATGCGACTGCTAATAGATATAAGAAACCGTACTTTAGCAGTAATTTCGTGTCTGGCCGCTATTGGGAACGTTCGCCTTACTTCAGCAGTGAAAAAGGTTTCTGCCATGTGGACATGGACGGGGAATCGTACTACAGTGACGTCAGCTACGCTCTTGGCGTTGCCCCCTGCTTATGCCTCTAAAATCCTAGTAAATCCCATCTACCGCCGTAAGACAGTTAAAAGGATTTGCGGTACTATTTTTAATCAAAGGAGATGATAATTGTGGATAAAAAAGAAATTGTGAACATCTACAAAGCCATCAATCGAGTTTCAAACAGGCTGAATGAGATGTCTGAAAAGTTAGACATTGTGATGCGGATGCTTAATGCGGAATCTAATCGCAAGATTCTAATTAATGGTGATGGTATCGACGGTCTGGCTGAACTTGTATCAACGCATGATTCGGCACTTGATGAACTGGCTACTTTAGTTGCAACAATCAGAGGTGAGAATAATGGTTAAATTTTACGAAGAAAGAGTTATTAATGAATTGAAAAAATGGACAGATGTTCCCGAGTTGTGGAATAAGAAGGTAATTGAAAGACTTCAAAAGGATGGCTATGTACTGAATGAGGACGGGACAGTAACAGAATCAAAACCAGGAATAGTGAAATAAAATACGTGCAAGGGAGAAAATATGGAAATTAAAGGAATTGACGTATCATCTTATCAGAGTAAGCCAGACTGGGCGAAAGTATCGAATTCTGAAATTAAGTTTGCAATATTGAGAATCCATCAAAAATCTGGAACTGATTCCTCTTTTGAGCATAACTACAAAGGATGCAAGTCAAATGGAATCCTTGTCGGCGGATATAAATACAGTTACGCTCTGACACCGGCACAGGCAATTGATGAAGCTGAGAGCGTAATTTCTGTTCTTGGCGGACGCGGAATGGACTTTCCAATCTTCTACGACCTTGAATGGAGTCAGCAGAGAAACCTTGGAAAACAGGCGATTGAGAATATTGCAGTAGCATTTCTGACCAGAATCAAAAAAGCCGGTTATAAGGTCGGTATCTACTGCAATCTTGATTGGTACAATAACGTTCTGTCAGACACCCTGAAAAAGTACGATTGCTGGATTGCTCGTTATCCGGCTAGTGATAATGGCTCTGTACAGGAAAGATTGCGTCCATCTGTTGGTGTAGGCTGGCAGTATTCCAGTAGAGGAAAAGTATCCGGCATTAGTGGTAACGTTGACATGGATGTATTCTATAAGGATTACAAAGAGGAGGTTTCTGCAATGGATAAAGCTATTGAAAAAGTGATTCTCATTGCAAAAAATGAGATTGGATACCTTGAAAAGAAGAGCAATAGTCAGCTCGACAGTAAGACTGCAAACGCCGGTTCGAGCAACTATACGAAGTACTGGCGAGACATTAAGCCATCATATCAAGGACAGCCTTGGTGCGCAGCATTCGTGAGTTGGTGCTTTATGGAAGCATTCGGACAGGAAAAAGCAAAAAAACTGTTGAAACACTGGCCCTATGTTTACTGCCCAACACTTGGTAATCTGTTTACAAGGAACGCTAATCCAAAGATCGGTGATATTGTAATTTTTTATCATAATGGAACTTTCACTCATACCGGCATCGTAACGGCCGTAATCGGAGACAGGTTCTATACCATCGAGGGAAATACTTCTGGTGCATCTGGAATTATTGCAAATGGCGGCGGTGTCTGTGCAAAGAGTTATCTTAACAGCCAGATGCCCGGAACTAAGTTCTGTACACCAGATTATAGTATTACATCTGATGCATCTGTACCCGCAAAATCTGAAAATGCATTGCCTAATACCGCACAAACAGGAGAGAAATATATGTTTAATCCAGAAACAGTAAAAGCAGGAGATAAAAACACATCTGTGCTCCTCTTACAGGAAATTTTAAGAGCCAGAGGCTTTAAAGGCAAAAACGGCAAAGCGTTGAAACTTACATGGACAGCAGACACAAACACAATTTACGCTCTGAAAGCTTATCAAGAATCTAGGAAAGATGTTCTGGAAGTGGACGGAGTCTGTGGGCCCGTCACATGGAAAGATTTGATTGCCATATAAAAACATCCCGGGGTTAATTCCCCGGGAACTTTATTTATAAAACATATTTTGTATCATTTCGGAAGTTTTAGACTGTTATCGTTAGTCACACGTTAGTCACAAATAAAAATATTGTTTCCTAATATAATAGTGCCAAAAACACTGTATTTACAGGCATTTGCGCAATTTTCTAAATTCTATTTGTTAGTCACAATCAATAAAATTAGAATAATGAAAATGAAATGAAGGAAATCCTTGCAAAATCGCTGAAAACGTTGATTTTAATAGGGTTTCCGGCATTTCGATAATGATATTTCGGTTGTTTTAGAAAGATTAAAATGGATTCCGTTAGTCACAGTTAGTCACAAATGGAACTTTTATCTTTTCTATTTCTGTCCGGAGTTCTTCCAGTGTTCTGTGGCCGTACACAGCGTTTGTAACATCTCCACCAAAAGAGTGGCCGAGCATTCGCTTTCGGTCATTCTCCCGGACACCGTATTTTTCACACAGCGCAGAAAAGGTATGTCGACAATCGTGCGGCGTGTGTTTCGGATTTCCGACTATTCCCAAACGTTCCAGTGTAGGATAGAACAACGCTTTTCTATGGTGTTGCTGAGTATATACACATAGTTTTCCATCTTGTGCCAGCACTTTCTGTTCAGCAAAATGGTATATGGCAGGATGTATCGGAACAATTCTGTTTTTACCGGCTTTTGTTTTGATTCCACCTTGGAAGTATTTCTCTTCCAGGTTGGTTGTGAGTTTTAACACTTCCCCGATTCGCCAACCAGAGTAACACATAATAAGAATGAGCTGCACTTCTGGATCGTCGGTATTATTCCACAACACCTGCATCTCCTGATCAGAAAATGGCGTTCCATGTTCGGTGTCGTTATCAGCGTTGACATGGACGTATAATGCCTTATTTTCCGTTACGATTTCTGAGTAGGCTGCATATTTGTACATCTGCTTAAACAGAGTTAGGATAGCCATCTGGCTTTGCTTTTTCAGTGTACAATCATCAATAACTTTTTGCATATCAGGAGCCTTTAAATCTTCGAATATGCGATTGTGCAGAACAGTACAGTTTGTATAAGCTGTCCGGTATGCTTCTTTTGAACTGTATGACAGTTTTGTCCCCTCTGGGAACTTCCACGCATAAAACTGCTCGTATACATCTGAGAACGTCAATTTCTTGATTTCTGGGTGTTTTCCTTCGACACCCTTGATTGTATTGTAGTCGGCAATTAAGCGACTTATAAGGGTATCTATATCGGTCGTAGGAGACACCTCAAGAGTCCGTTCCATGCCGGGTTGATACGTGCCGGCTTTGTATGCTGTCAGGACAGTGAAACCTTTTATCCAGTCATCCACGTAGCAGATCGCCGGCGGACGTTTTAGTTTTCCATTATCGCCCAGTGTAGCTGGCGGATGCACTGCGAAGCAGTTTCTCCGGTTCTTGCCAAGGAACCGGATAGAGCCGAAGTTATTCGGCAGTTTTGGATATTTCTTTCTTTTCTTCGCCATTTTTATTCCTCTTTTCTTATAGCTGTTTTTAGGTATAAAAATAACAGCCGAACAAATTTTCTGTCTTGTTCGACTGCTCCGAAGATGATACAATATGTCTTGCCAGAATATAGCATCTCTCCGGAGATGTATAAACGCCGTCCCGGTACGCCAATGCCGGGGCGGTTTTTTTATTTAATTATGTGATTTCCAATTTGATCTCATTATAATTCCAACAATCCAATATATTCCGCCAGAACAAGCACCCAATATTAAAATCCAAAACCAGCTTAGATACCATGGCATTTTCCGTTTTATATACGGTGTACCCGAACTTGCTGCTGAGGACGCAGAGGAAGATGCAGAATTGTTAATGATAATATCTCTGTTATTGGAAGCTAATTGTTCTACTTGCTTTCCACACTTAGGACACACTACACAGTCGTCGTCAATAAGTTCTCCGCAGTGCTTACAATATTTTTTCTTTTCATTCATGATAAACACCCTCCTGATATGTTTTCGCCACACTTCGCACTTTTTATGCGGATTATGTATTTTGTACCGCTGATTTTGCAATATTATGTAAAGTACGGTTATTCGTGGTATTTTTATTTTATCATTTTAAGAGCATATTGTAAAGATTTAGAACGAAATAGAGTGATTTAGATGAAAAAGAAATGTTTTAAGTGCTTTGTACTTCTCTTGCTGATATATAAGGTATTTAGTCTTGTACATACCCCACAAAAGATAATTTCCAATAATAATCAGAAAGATATGCAGATAGTTCATTCGTATATGGTATATCAGGAGCATTCTGTCCAGAAGTATCCACATACAAACAACGGCGGTGGAAAAGTTTGCGATCTCGCATTTTCCCTCTGTGAAAGCATAATTTTCTTTGAGATTGCAAAGTTTGTGTATGAAATAACAAAAGTCCATGTGTATATTTGGCAGTTGCCAAGAGTCGGGATAGGTGGTATAATGACAAAAACGAACTAATGTTCGGTTCTATTTCCCACAGCCGGACATATACTGTAGTGTAAGTGGTAGTTGCGACAGGGAGGGTTATTTATGGATTATAAGAAAGAGATTATTGAGATGGTTGAAAAATGCACGAATAATCATTGGATAGAAGTGATTTATGTATTTGTGAAAAGGCTAATCGGATAACATTAAAAAAGACAAGGGTTTGCGCATTGCCCTTGTCTTTCTTTTTACTTATTAGAAATCATGTCAATAAGTTTTTCTAAATTGTCCCATCCCTCATCATCCAATCTGGCTAATGCAGACACGAGACGGTGTCGGAAAGAATCTTCTCCAGATTTCATTACGTCTGCAAGCATGGCAGAAATTTGTTTGTCTTTAATTCCGGGTACAAACATATCTCCGTTTCCAGTTCTGAGCCATTCTTCGTTTACGTTAAATTCTCTGCAAACATCATCAATAGTCCGATCTGACGGAACTTTGCTTCCCATTTCAATTTGCGCTACAAAATTCCTACTTATCTTTAGTTTGTCTGCAAATTCTTGCTGAGTTACGTTTAATTCTTTTCGCAACTCTTTAAACCTGTCTTTCAATTTAATTCCTCCTTTCTGAAAATATAATATCATAAAATGTTTACAAAGTCAACAAAAAAGTATTGACAAATGTTGTCTAAGGGACTATACTGTGTTTACAAGGTAAACAAAGGAGGTGGAAAATATGAAACGCCATCCGATTATGGAATATGTGATTCCAGCAATTGTAGCAAGTGTGGCAACAGTTTTAATCCGTTTAGTGCTAGGGTGGTAAGAATCGAAACAATAATCGGAATAGCCACATCTTTCAATAGTAACTTTTTAAATTCATGTTTTCTTTCAGCAATGTAAGATTTTCCCTGTTCGGAAATCGTAATAGAGAGAGTTTTTCCTTTTGCATATCTGACCTGACCGTCTTGATTGATTTTAGGAAAAGATTCTCTATTAACAGAAATCAATTTTTCTTCTTCAAGAAAATTTGAAATTTTGATTTCATTTTCCGATAGAGAAGAATATTCAATTTTTTCTTTGCTTGAAAGATATTTCAAGAAATTAAATTGTTCTTTATTGAGATACACAATATCACCTCCCGTCTACTGGGAGTATATCACAAGAAAGGAGTGAGTACATGTCTGAAAAAGAAAAAAGAATCATTGAAAAGCTGAAAAACGCGATTCCTAATATGTCAGAATTTGACAAGGGATACATTCTTGGTAAGACGGAAAGTTTTTCTGAGAAGAAAGACGATTCCGATCAGAAAGAAAGTAAGAAAGGAGCATAGATGGACGCATTACAATTTAACAAAGCCGTCAGCCAACACTGCAAAGAATCTGGTGGAGACTGTTGCAAATGTGACCTACGGCTTTACTGTTACCTATCGCCAAGTGAGCGACCGGATGAGTTAGTGAGCCTGGTTATTGATTTTTTGCATAACCACATTGAAAACCATGGTCATTATACCCATCACAGTGCGGCTTCATTTCCGTGTATTGATGATATGGACATGAGCACCGCAGTAGGCGGCGACTGTTACCAGAAACCTCATACTCTTCATAAACAGTCACATGTTTGTGAATCTTGTGGCAGTGATACAGTCGAGTGATTGTTTCAACCATATAATTCCCCTTTCGTTATACTTGGCATGTCGGTGCCTGTAAATGCATTATAGGTAGAGGGGAAAGGAAATACAATAGGTGATAAATAATGGGAGCAAATAATTTTACACATTTTACCGGAAAGAAATCTCCATTCAAAACTCAAAAGAGAAAGAAGAAATCAAAGGTAAAAAAAATTCATAAAAACAAATATGAAAGGAGCATGAAATGAGCGAAGTTGATACTTACATCAAAGAAAATGCAGAAATTCATCAGTTCGCTGCAGAGGTCGCAAGAATCATATCAGGAATCCCACAGATGCCGGAGTTCTCATCAGAGAATATGACCGTAGCCGATGCGAGTCAACTGATCGGACTTCCTATTACAGCAATCCGAGCAGGGATTGTGTATGGATGGTTGCCGATTGGCGTAGCTGTGCAGAATAACAAGCCAGCAAAAAGCCTTTCCGGTGGCCGAATCACATACATCATAAGCCCTAGGAAAGTCTATGAAGTAACCGGTCATGTCTGGAAAGGCAAAGAGGCTCTCAATAAGTGAGTGCCCCGGAGGGAGCTGGAACCTCCACCCCGGAGCTTTGCACCACTAAAACACCTTAGTGGATAGATATATTATAGTTCTCTATCTGCTAATTGTAAAGACAAATAAGAAAAAATAAGGAGAAATTAGCACGATATGAGCGAAATTAGAAACGAAAATCAGCCAACATGGGCTGACATCGAAGTAGCACTTGCGACTGAAATTGTCGAAGAAAGCAAGAAGAAGTCAAAAAGATGGTTCACAGCATGGATTGTAACAGCCGCCGCACTGGTAGCGAGCAACCTTGCGTGGATTCTGGGAGAAATGAAATGAAAGAATATATGCTAATTGCTGTTTGTATGCTTGCCGGGAAATATGTGGATATACCTATCTGGCTGAACATCTTTTTCGGTATCTCGGCAGCATGGGCAGTACGCCAGATGGAAGCAGACTGGCAGTAGGAAATAAGGAGGATAAGAAGATGTTCGAGAAAGAGATTGATGAAATTTACGAACTCTGTAAAAGAGTTGTGAATGAAGTTCCGACAGTAAGTGTCGAATTCAGTTATTCAATTTATGGCATGAGAGTATGTGGGCTTAAAAGAAAAGAAGATGCTTGCCTTCCAAAAGACGTGTTTAAGTGGGATTTGTACCAAAACGTATCTTTTAACCCATTTTATGAGAAAGAAAGTCGTGAAAGTCTCAGAATAATCAAAGCTTTCTTGTTGGAACTTCTGATAGATGGGAAGTGTCCAAATGAGTAAACAGATAGCGATTATGAAACTTCTTCCCAGTCTGGAGATAGCAGGATGTATCAACGAGCTGCTCAGAGAGCTTCAGTCCAGAGGTGATTACATTCTGGATTATGAAAACTGTGATATGTCTCTGGATCATGTGGAATACCACAAAGCCGAAGATATTGATGGAGAGAAGTTCGGAGATGCTTCAGACAACCTGTACTGTTTTTTCAAGGCGGTGTGAACATGGATGAGAGAATTAATGAAGTTCTGAGATTGATTGATATACAGCTTGCCACAGTCCCGGATAACCCCATTGAAGAATCATACAAGGCAAGAATGCTAGCAAACTATGTACAGGCTCTAAATGGGCTTTTAACGGCTCAGAAATCGTATAAGGAGGAAACGAATGAGTGAATTTGAAATCCGTATTCCGGCAAGAAAGAAACAACTGGTAACCGGAAAAGACAATCAGGTTGTAAAGGTTTCATCAGACGCATACAACGCACTGGTCGAAATCTATAACGAATCAACCTTATCAATGAAAGATATTGCAAGCTTGCTGATTATTGAGGGCAGTAAGCATGTGGTTTATGACAAGGAGGAATAACAGTGGGAAATCTTGAATTATATAACCATGTCAGAGAAGTTCCGAAAGATGCTCAGAAGCCGATTATGGCAGGACGTTTAAAAGGTTTTACAGATATTAACCCTATGTGGCGAATTAAATGTCTGACAGAGCAGTTCGGGCCTTGTGGAATCGGATGGTATTACAAGACTGTTGATAAATGGACGGAAACCATAAATGATGAGACATGCGCTTTTGTGATGATCGAACTATATGTTTTTTACGAAAGCAAATGGTCGCAGCCGATTTCTGGAACTGGAGGAAGTAAACTAGCAACAAAAGAAAGAAGCGGAATTTACGTGTCTGACGAATGTTATAAGATGGCCACAACGGATGCGTTGTCAGTAGCTTGCAAAAATCTCGGCATTGGAGCAGATATCTACTGGAAAGAAAGCAAGACTAAATATGATTGCTCGAGTAACAGTGAGAATTCGTCTGGTAAAAAAACGGAACCGTCAAAAGAAACCGAGATGATTAGTTCCGAAACTACTATGTCAATTAAAAATATTATTGACAAATACCCGGAAGCTAAGCTTGCAGACCAGACCAAGGCGCGATTTAAAGTAAATGACATTAAGTCTCTTACAAAGGAAAAAGGGCAAAAATGCCTGAAGATGTTAATTGACTATGATAAACAGCATACAGAAAAGGAGTAACAGCATGAATAAAGTAATTCTTACAGGAAGATTTACACGTGATCCAGAAATCAAGTACACCAATGATGGAACATCTATTGCAAGGTTTTCTATCGCGGTAAACAGAAGATTTGCGAAAGAGGGTTCCGATCAGAAAGCAGATTTCTTGAATTGTATCGCTTTCGGAAAGTCGGCAGAATTTATCGAGAAATATTTTTCTAAGGGAATAAAAGCGGATTTATCCGGCAGAATTCAGACCGGCAGCTACACTAATCGTGACGGGCAGAAGGTGTACACAACAGATATTGTTGTGGAAGAGATTGAGTTTGGTGAAAGCAAAGGTGCTAACCAAAGCCAGCAGAAGTCGGAAGTACCGCATCCAGAAACAGACCTGTATGGTTTTATGAGCATTCCAGATGGAATTGACGAGGAGATTCCGTTCGCATGATACAAATTGACAGTAGAGAACATCAAAAAGTTATTGATGGCATTAAGAAAGCATTTGATGCAGCAGGAGAAAAATGGTTCGTGTCAAAGCTTTACGTCGGGGATTATATGAATTATGACAACCCTCGACTGGTTGTTGACCGAAAGCAAAATCTCTCCGAATTATGCGGAAATGTGTGCCAACAGCATGAAAGATTCCGTACTGAAATTATCCGGGCAAACGAAGCAGGAATAAAACTTGTGTTCCTGTGTGAACACGGAAAAGGAATTGAAAAACTGGATGATGTTCTCTGGTGGGAGAATCCCCGGGCAAAGAAAAGAGTTAAAGAGAATGGCATCTGGGTAGAGCAGGAACAGAAAGTTATGCATGGAGATGTCCTATATAAGATTCTCTGCACGATGCAACGCAAGTATGGTGTTGAATTTCTGTTTTGCGACAAGAAAGACACCGGCAAAAGAATTTTGGAGATTCTGTCAAATGGATAAAGAAACAATTAAACAACAGAATAGCATGAGGGATGTTCTGAGCAGATATGGTATGGTTCCGAACAGAGCAGGATTTATAAAGTGTCCCTTTCATAGTAACGACCGTACCGCATCTATGAAAATCTATAAAGACAGCTATTATTGTTTTGGTTGTGGTGCAACTGGTGACATATTTACATTCGTTCAAAACATGGATAATTGCGATTTTAAGACAGCTTTTACCATACTTGGGGGAACTTACCAGAAGCCAGATTTCTCTTCCAGAATGGCAATATATCACCATCAGAAGCAGATGGAAATGAGGCAAAAGGAAGAATGGAAGAAAAAGGCCGAGTTGCAAGAATGCTTGTCTGATATTGACTTTTATCGGGCAGAAATCGAGCTATGGAGTCCTCTTTCTGACAGATGGTGTGAAGCATGGAACAAGCTGCAACTTGCTTTGTACCATCACGGATTCATAACAGGACTGGAAGAAGGTGATTAAAAGTGGAAATGATAAACAAGCTCACGAAGGATTCTATTCTGGACGAAGAAGTGTTTGACAAGATATTCAGTCAGGAAGACGAGATATACAAGGCACGTCTTACGCTGACTCTTCTGGACAGAGCCAAGGAGCTTGGCGTAAAGAAAAAATTTGAGGATTTGCTTAAAGCTTACACAAAAGTACAGAAGCAGATGATTAAGGAAGAGAAAAGCAATAGGACGTTGTCTATGCTGGACCAGTGGACTAATTTCTCTGATTGTGAATATGACAGAATGAAATGTCTCAACTGGGTGGCGGATGATGATGGAATCAGAATATCAAATACAAATCCAGGATCGCCGGACATTATAGCCTGTTATCATCCTATACTTCCGATTGAACGAATGAAGAATCTGGAGACCGGAGAAGAACAGATAAAGTTAATCTATAAGAGGAATAATAAATGGTCCGAGGTTATTGTGCCGAAAACCATGGTTGCATCATCTACTAAAATCGTTGGATTATCTGCACTTGGGATTTCAGTAACTTCAGAGAATGCGAAGTTTCTTGTACGGTATCTGTCAGACGTTGAGAATGCAAATGACGATTATATCAACATTCAGTATTCCTCTAGCAAAATCGGGTGGATCAGGGATTATTTTCTTCCATATGACAAGGATATTGTGTTCGATGGAGATATGCGGTTCCGACAACTGTATGAAAGTATCAGTGTAGGCGGCAGCAGAACAGAATGGTATGAACATGTAAAAAAGGTTCGTGCTACTGGAAGAATAGAGCCAAAAATCATGTTGGCTGCAAGCTTCGCCAGTATTCTGATTAAACTGGTCGGTGCTCTTCCATTTTTTGTAGACCTCTGGGGAGAAACTGAGGGTGGCAAGACCGTAACACTTATGTTGGGGGCTTCTGTCTGGGCGAATCCAGGCGAATCACGATACATAGGAGACTTCAAGACAACGGATGTGGCTCTGGAAGCAAAATCTGATATGCTTAACAATCTTCCACTAATTCTGGATGATACTTCCAAGGTATCTGCCAAGATCAGGGATAACTTCGAGGGTATAGTGTACGACCTGTGCTCCGGCAAAGGAAAGAGTCGTTCTAATAAAGAACTGGGTGTCAACCGGGAGAACCGCTGGCAGAACTGCATTCTGACCAATGGTGAGCGTCCACTTGCCGGATATGTCAGTCAGGGCGGAGCAATTAACCGAATTATTGAGGTCGAGTGTTCTGAAAAGATATTCGATGATCCACAGCTTACCGCAGATACCCTTAAAAAGAACTACGGCTATGCAGGAATCGATTTTGTGAACGCAGTCAAGGAAATGTCCATTGATGATATAAAAGCCCTGCAAAAGCATTATCAGGGGCTTATACAGGACGATGACAAAATGCAAAAGCAGAGTATATCTATGGGTATCATTCTGGCAGCAGATAAGATTGCAACAGATCAGCTATTCCATGATGGTCAGTACATTGACATTGAAACTGCAAAGAGTCTCCTGACAGAGAAAGAAATGGTTTCTGAAAATGAACGTGCCTACTGGTTCGTGGTTGACAAGATCGCTATGAATGGAATTAAGTTCGATGATAACCCAGACATCAAAACGGAAAGATGGGGAATTATAGACAATGATCCGATAGAGAAAACGTCGACTGCGATAATCTATAGCGTAGCGTTTGATGACCTGTGCAAAATTGGAAAATTCTCCAGAAAGGCATTCCTGTCATGGGCTGTTAAGAAGGGGCTTGTGGAAACCGACAGCAGAGGTTATCCGACCAAAGCGAAGAAGCTGGACGGAATTGTCACTAAATGCGTGTTCTTGAAAATTGTAGACGAAATTCCAAAAGGATTCGTAAATTGCAATGATAATTTTGAAATTACGGACGATATTGTGTTTGATTGACAAACAATTCGTCCAAAAGGTAACCGGGTAACCTAGGTAACCTTTGATTCTGTATATATATATTTGAGTATTTATATGCACATATTGAGTATAAAAGTTTCCCTATATGAGAAAGTCAGGGTTACTCGGTTACTCGGTTACCTACCTGTAAAATCAATGGTTTACACAAATTAGTACGGTTACATCTCGGTTACTGTGGGTTACTTATATTAAAAT